CCGTCGCTGGTCAGGACGTTGTTGACCTGGTTGTTGTCATGGTTTCCCGAAGATGAGGAAGAGTAATGGCTAGCAAGCGATACAAGATGGGTCGGAAGCGCAGTAAGCGGATGTTTCGTGAGACCGCGAGTCGGTCCCACAAATTCAATGCCGGCAGCCGGCCGGTGTGGATGCGTGGAGGCATCAGACTGTGAGATGCCTTGCTATCATCCGATCGCTGGGTTTCGCGCACCCGGCGGACAGGTAAAGTTTGCGACGGCTGGCGCGTATGTGGATCGGCCGATCAGTGTGCCCTGTGGTCAGTGCGTTGGTTGTCGCCTGGAGCGATCCAGGCAATGGGCGATGCGCCAGATGGATGAAGCTCAGATGCATGGAGACAATTGTTTCGTGACACTCACGTATGATCCGGAGCATTGCCCGGATGATTGGAGTTTGAAGAAGCGAGATCTTCAGTTGTTTCTGAAGCGGCTGCGCAAGGATGCGCGGTGCCGCGTGCGTTTCTACGGTTGCGGCGAATACGGTGAGCAGTATCTTCGCCCGCACTATCACGTGAATTTGTTTGGTTTGGATTTCCCAGACAAACGTTTGTTTTCGGTTCGCGATGGCAATCGGCTGTACACGTCAGAATGGTTGTTTCGGTTGTGGCCGTATGGCCATAGTTTGATTGGTGCGTTGACCTTCGACAGCGCGGCCTACGTGGCCCGGTACGTCATGAAGAAGGTTACCGGCCCGGCCGCCGAGGATGCCTACTGGAGAGGTGATCCGGAGACGGGTGAGTGTTGGCGTGTGGAGCCGGAATGGAACACGATGAGCCGGCGGCCAGGCATCGGTTATGCCTGGTACCAGAGGTACCGGTCGGATTGCTACCCGTCGGATGTGCGGCATGTGCGCGGCCAGGCCTGTAAGCCGCCAAAATATTACGATAAACAGCTTGCAATTGAAGACCCTACGGTCTATGATTTACTCAAAGCGCGGAGAGTTCGCCAACAGAAGTTGAACGCCGCCGACAATACGCTTGACCGCCTGGCGGTCAAGGAGAAGGTGAAGAAAGCTGCAATCCGGCAGCTTAAACGGCAAGTGGAGTAATGATATGGAACATATCGGTGTTTATTCGGTGTATGACGCCAAGGCGCGAACCTACATCACGCCCTTTTTTTCAACCAACCGTGATACCGCGATGCGGATTTTCGCCCATGCCGCCAATGATCCGGGCACGGACATTGGCCGATTCCCCAGCGACTATACCCTTTTTTGCCTTGGTTTCTGGTATGCCGAGACCGGCTCCCTGGTTGAGTATGAAGCTAAGGAGCCGCTGGGTTGTGCTATTGAGTTTGTCCGGGAGGATCAGTCATGATGGCGATGCATGATTGTGGCGGTACGGTGTTGTACAGCCGCGCGAACGGTGAGCCGCAGGTGTATTGTGACTGGTGTGGTGCTTACACTCACGATCCGTATATGGTCGAGGTTGGCCAGCTGCCTACCGGGATGGATCGTGAGGCGAACCGTCGCGCGATTGAAGATGGTGAGGTGTCGTCTCCAGACTGTGAGTTGTGAGTTCCGCTGCCTTAGCCCGGCTCCCCGCCGGGCTTTTTTTTGCCGCCGCAGGCCTGCGCGGCCTTGTCAGATTTCGCGTGACGCATCAGTGAGTTACGATGCCGTCAGGCGCAGGCCTCGGTTGTCTTGTGATTGGACATTGCGCGCTAGCGCATCTGTGTTGGAGGAGCGAAGCGACGACAGGAGACGCTACCACCACGCTGCCAAGAGCAGCGTGGTATGGCGGTTTCTGCTATCCTTCCATTGCAACTATCCTTCACTGCAGAACTGCCTTTTTCTTTTTCTTTTTTCCCTAATCTTGTGAACCTAGTGAGGATGTTATGGCTAAGAGTGTGATGCAGAACCGCTTTTCCCGTGCTCCCCAGGCTGAGATTCAGCGATCGTCTTTCGACCGCACCCACGGCCACAAGACGACCATCGACGCCGATTATCTGTACCCGCTGCTTCTGGATGAGGTTCTCCCGGGCGACACGTTCAACGTCGATGCCTCGATCTTTGCCCGCCTGGCTACGCCGCTGCACCCGCTGATGGACAACATGTTCCTCGATACCTTCTTTTTCTTCGTCCCGTCCCGGCTCGTCTGGGACAACTGGCAGCGCTTCAACGGTGAGCAGACTGACCCGGGCGACTCGGTTGACTTCTTGGTCCCGACGCTGGCAGACAATGATGGTGGTTTCCCGCGAGGATCTCTGCATGATTATTTCGGCCTGCCCACCGAGGACGATATCCCGCCCGGGCAGGGCGCCACCGTTTCAGGCATCAATGCGCTGCCGTTTCGCTGCTACAACTTGATCTTCAACGAATGGTTTCGAGATCAGAACCTGATTGACTCCTTGCCCGTCGACCGTGGCGACGGCCCCGACACGACCGACTATCAGATCCAGCGCCGTGGCAAGCGCCATGACTATTTCACGTCGGCCCTGCCCTGGCCGCAGAAGGGCGAATAAGTGGTGTTGCCGCTTGGTGACCGCGCTCAAATCATTACCGATAAGGCTGTTAATGAGCCGGTTTCTGTTTTTTCGACGGCTGAGAGCGATTATCAGTTGTTGAACGCTAGTGGTTCGCCGAATCAGGTGCGGATTTCTACTAATACGGGTACGTTTGAGGACTTGTTGTTTGCCGATCTGACGAGCGCGACAGCGGCGACCATCAATCAGCTCCGTGAATCTTTCCAGATCCAGCGCCTGTTAGAGCGCGACGCCCGCGGCGGTACCCGTTACACCGAGATCCTCAAGAGCCATTTCGGCGTGACGTCGCCGGATTTCCGGTTGCAGCGCCCCGAATACCTCGGTGGCGGTAGCTCGCGAGTGGATTTCAGCACGGTTCCCCAGACGTCGGAGACGTCCGCCGAGAGTCCGCAGGGCAACCTGGCGGCGTTCGGCACTGTGTCCGGTTCGCGTCATGGATTCACGAAGAGCTTCGTTGAGCATGGCTATGTCATCGGCCGGGTGAATGTCAGGGCCGATTTGACCTATCAGCGCCGGATTGATCGCATTTGGAGCCGGTCAACGCGTTATGACTTCTACTGGCCGGTGTTTGCGAACCTTGGTGAGCAAGAGGTGCTCAACAAGGAGATTCATGCGCAAGGTGTTGCCGCGGATGATGATGTTTTCGGCTATCAGGAGAGGCATGCCGAATACAGGTACAAGCCGAGCCAGATCACCGGTCTGTTCCGATCGAATCACCCGCAGAGTCTCGATGTTTGGCACTTGAGCCAGGATTTTGCGTCGCTGCCGGTGTTGAACCAAAGCTTCATTGAGAGCAATACGCCGGTCGATCGTGTGATTGCCGTGCCTTCGGAGCCGCATTTCATTTTGGACAGCTATATCCAGATGCGGTGTGCCCGTCCGATGCCTGTGCAGAGTGTGCCTGGCCTTATTGACCACCTGTAAGGAGTGAGTCATGGGATTTTTTAGCACCGTCGGCGGTGCCGCGTTGCTTTCGTCGGCCGGGTCGCTTTTCTCCGGTTCGAAGAATCGTGAGTTTGCGCGTTCTCAGCGTGATTATCAGGCCCGGCGTGAGGATACGGCCATACAGCGGCGCGCCGCTGACATGAAGGCCGCTGGCATCAACCCGATTCTTGCGGTGCCGCAGGGTGCGGCTTCCGCCGCTGGTATGCAGATGGGTTATCAGCCTGACGTAGGCCAAGCGGCCGCGTCCGGCATCCAGGCCGGTGCTCAAGCGGAGCTTTCATCGGCGCAGGCGGCGCGTGAGTCGGCGCAGATCGATAAGATCTTTGAGGAGATCGAGAATCTTGGTGTGCAGAGACAGTTGACAAAGGAGCAGATCAATGTCGCGAAGGAGACTGCTGACCTGCTTGTTAACCAGGCTAGCACTGAGGTGCAGCGGGCTAGACACTTGGTTGCTCAGGGCGATTACGAGGAGGCCCGGGCTACTGTGGAGTCTGCCTATGCTCGCTTGGTGCGTGAGGATCCTAACATCGAGGTTTACAAGCGGCTCGGTCCGCTGAGCGGTACCTCGTATACGGTGACTGATGTGGCGAAGCAGGCTTTAGGAGCTGCTGTTGATGGTGTTCTCGGTGCGTTTGGTTCTTTGACCGTGCCGGAAGGTGCCCGGCACCGTAACCCTAGATCTCGGAGGTAATATGAAGATTCGGAAGTGGAGTGATCGCGAGAAGGTGTCTTACGAATGCCAGGGCGAGAGTTTGACCGAGCAGAGCCACCGCGATGCCTGTGATATAAACATGATGGTCGCCAGGGCGAGACGTACCGGAGTGATGCCTCAGAGCGTCGGAGAGCCGCGTTTTATGGATTGCCCGGCCATGACCTATCATGAGGCGCTAGAGACCGTGAGAGCGGCTGAGAGTTCGTTTATGGCCTTGCCTGCGAAGACGCGGAAGGCGTTTGAGAACAATCCCGCGTTTCTGTTGGCGGCAATCGAGGCGTCGAAGGATGATCCGGCGCTGCATTCTGAGCTCGTAGAGCTCGGCGTTTTAGAGGAGGTGCAGATAGATGGCCAGACGAAGACGAATGAGCCGGCGCAGCCGGTACAGCAGTCGACGCCGGCGGAGTCGACGGAGCCGCCGGTAGAGTGATTCTTGGCGATGTCGGACCAGTTGCTACTTGATGTAACTGGTCCGACTGACACCTGAGAAGAATTCTCAGTTGGAGGTTATGATGGATGATGTGCCGTATTGGGTGCCGTCGCTGGTCAGGACGTTGTTGACCTGGTTGTTGTCATGGTTTCCCGAAGATGAGGAAGAGTAATGGCTAGCAAGCGATACAAGATGGATCGGAAGCGCAGTAAGCGGATGTTTCGTGA